GAAAAGATGGCACAAGTTCTTTATCATCTTCTGGCCAACAGTCTGGATGGGCTGCATACTTTAATAAAGATAAAAAAGAAATAAGGTTAGGTGTAAATCAGGGTGATGATGGTTGGGTAAGTGTTTGGGTGGATTCTGAAGGAATAAACACTAACGAGAAATATTTACCAGAGGGATCAGTAAGTCTCTGGAATCCTCATACTAGACAGTTTAGTTTTAAACGACTAAAAGAGGGAGCGCAGGTTTTTATAACATATAATTTTGAACTTACCACATATTCTAATAATACAGAGGTTTGGATTAGGACACTTTTCCCTAAATCTACCACCGAAATTTCTCAATTTGTTGCTTCTTTAAAATATCAGTATGTTTATAATATTTATGTTACACAGCACTTTTTTATTGAAAATAGTGCAATGTTGGAGGGCGGGGCTATTCCTCAAATAAGAGCAGACTATGACTCTTCTGTTTTGATGAATTCTATATACGTCAGCGTGGTATAATTAAGGAGGAGGAATTATGGCATTTCCAGGAACACTAGATATAAACTATTACCGTGGAGACTCACACGAATTTAATGTGTACCCAAAAAGAAGTAATGGCACTGTTTTTTCGTTAAACGGATATACAGCAGAATTTACAATTGCAGAAACAAGGGGTACTGTTGAAACTGGAGAAGGATTAGCAATAGTCTCTGATGATTATACTCACATCAAGTGCGTAATACCATCTGGACTAGGTTCAACTTTAGATCCATTAAAGACATATGTTTATGATATTGAAATAAGAAAAAATGATACACCTTATAATAAGGTTTATACTTTGCTTACTGGAAATATTAATGTTACCGATGAAGTAACTATAAATCCATAAATATAAAATGCCAACATTTGATGAAGTAATATTAGGAACTGAAGATGTGGATGTACTTGGTCCTCCGTCAGAAATTAGCGTAGATGTTGATTTTGGTCCAGATGGAGAAAGAGGAAGCAAAATCTTTATTGGTGCAGGAAGTCCAAATACAACAGTACCAAACCCAATAAGTGAAGACCCTCTTGTTTATGATCTTTATATTAATACAAGCACACAAGATGCAGAAAACTATTTAGCAGTTTATCAATATGTAAAATCTCCTACAGAAACATGGGAAAAAAGATTTAAGTTAGTTCCAAATACACTCATAAAAAATTATGAAGACGAACAATTTGATAGTGGACAGTTAACTTTAAATATACCACTAGTTGATATAGTCTCTTCATCTTCAGTCGAGGATTATGTTTCTTCACAATTTAATGTGCAATGCACAGTTGTTGGAGGAAATTATCCAATATCGCAGGTCATCAGTATATCTTCCATAGTAGAGCAGCCAGGAGGTATATTTGTGTTACCAATATCGATAAAGGCTATAGAATTTGACGGTTCTACCTGGCAAAATGTAGACGGTCAAAGAACAATTCATTTATCTATTAATGTGGTATAATCTAAAGTGGTGATCCCACATGGCTGCTAAAAATATAGATGGTACAAATGACGGTTCTGGTATTTATAACACAAAGATACCTGGATACGAAGATGCTGCTGATATTCAGGATGCTTTAAGGCTTTATCACTATGGATCATCTACAATTCCAGAAACTACAGAACAGATTGCAGAAGATTCAATAGCAGGATATCTAAAGGTAGTAGAGTCTGACATACAAACACTTTTTGATTTAGGATACGGTGCAGCATATCAGCCAGAAGCACCAACAGGCGTTACTAATGGATATATTTGGGTAGATTCCAATTCATCAGCGTTGCCACTAGGATCTTCCTTTTTTCAAGAAGAGGCTCCAACATCAGAAATAACAGTTGGAACCCTATGGGTAGATTCAGATTCATCTCCATTAAAACTTTATGTCTATGATGGAAGTATTTGGAGAGAGATTGGTGCGTAATGGAATCAAAAGAGACACAAATTTTAAAAGAAAGAGCAATAGCAAAATTGGTGTCTTTGGGTTTAACAGAAGCAGAATTAAGAGCGTTGGGGTTGATATCTGATGCCAATTGAGTCTAATGGTAAAACAGCATACATATATTCTAACGGCAACTGGTATCCAATTGCTGGAAGCATAAATACATCACAAAACTATAACTGGACTGGAGAGCATACTTTTGCTTCAGAGGTTACATTTAATGATGTACTTAATGCAAAAGCAGGAATAAACAATTTTCAAAATTTTACAGAAAGAGATTCTGTACTTTCATCACCAACTAACGGAATTGTATGTTTTGTAAGACAAGACAACGATGGCGGATTATATAATCAGTTGCAGTATTACTATAACGGCGTATGGAAAAATGTATACGGATACTCACTAATATTGCCAAAACTTGGTAGTTATACTGTTACAGAAAAAGATGCAGGTAAAATTATAACCGTTTCAAGTTCTTCATCATCTGTAATTACATTACCAGCAAATTCTACAGAAGCAATATCGTCTGGATATAAAATAGAAGTAGTAAGACTTGGTACTGGAAGTGTTCAGGTTACAGGAGAATCTGGCGTAACCATTAATGCTAAGGGAACGTCTGGTGCTTTAATAGATTCTCAATATGGAAAGATTACAGTTTTAAAAACAGATACAAATACATGGGTTGCCTATGGAGATATATCAGAAGGATCTTCTTCTCCATCACCAGCACCAACACCAGCCCCAGTTTCACCTTCACCAGTTTCCCCTTCACCTGTAGCACCTAGCCCTGTAGCCCCTTCACCAACTCCAACACCAGTGCCTGCTCCAGTTGCACCTTCACCAGTTTCACCTGTTGCACCAGTAGTGCCAGTTGCTCCATCACCTATTGCACCTTCACCTGCTCCTTCACCTGCTCCCTCACCTGCTCCTTCACCTGCTGCACCAGCACCTATTTCACCAGCACCTGTAGCACCTCAATATACTAATTATTATGGATATTGTGATTTAAGTAATAACCCAGTAGGACCTTTCGGACCATATGATTATAGTTGTGAACAACTTTATGCTACACAAGAAAGCGCAAATGGATATCCACCAATTGGATGGGCTTGCGGACCAACTCCTACTGCTGGAACACCTAGTTGTACAGTAACCCCAGCACCAGTTGCTCCTTCACCTGCTGCACCATCCCCTGCTGCACCAGCACCAGCATCTTCTTGTAACTCAGCAGACGCATGGTCTTATACACAAGGAATGTGTCAGGCTTGTGGATACTACTGGTCTTCAACATTTGGCGAATGCTCAACTACACCATGGGCACCAGTAACTCCAGCACCAGTAGCACCAAGTCCAGTAGCACCTGCTCCAGCAGCCCCTTCACCAGCATCTTCTTGTAACTCAGCAGACGCATGGTCTTATACACAGTCAATGTGTCAGGCTTGTGGTTATTATTGGTCATCAACATTTGGAGAGTGTTCAACTACACCTTGGGCACCAGTAGCACCATCGCCAGTAGCACCATCGCCAGCAGCACCATCGCCAGCAGCACCATCGCCAGCAGCACCATCGCCAGCGCCTTCACCTGCTGCCCCATCTCCTACGCCAGTATCTTCATGTAACCCAGCAAATGCCTGGTCCTATAACCAATCAACATGTCAGGCTTGCGGATACTACTGGTCTTCAACATTTGGAGAGTGCTCAACTACACCGTGGACTCCATCACCTTCACCAGTAGCACCTTCACCAGTAGCACCTTCACCAGTAGCACCTTCACCAGTAGCGCCTAGCCCAGTTGCTCCGTCACCTGTTGCACCAGTAGCACCTTCACCAGCATCACCTAGCCCAGTAGCACCTAGCCCTGTAGCGCCTAGCCCTGTAGCCCCTAGCCCAGCAGCCCCTAGCCCAGCAGCGCCTAGCCCAGCAGCGCCTAGCCCTGTAGCGCCTAGCCCAGTTGCTTCATGCGATTGTGAAACACAAGGATGTACAACTACATGCTGTATCCCATGTGGAGGTATGATGAGCGGTGGATCATGCGTCTTCTGTTAATGTTTAATGGTATACTATAAAGAAAAGAGGAGGATAAAAAATGCAAAGAAAATTTATTTTAGTAATTGATGGAGAGTCTGGTCCAGATTTAGTTCTTGATGATCAGGCTACTTCACAAAGTACAGCACTATGTGCAGCATTATCTTCTAACCCAACTATTGTTGAGGTTAGTCCAGATTTGCAAATAGGCATAGGCTGGTCATGGGATGGTTCAAACTTTACTGCTCCACAGGAGTAAGTAATGTCTGAAGAACTAACCCCCTGGCAAAAATATAAACAAAATCTAGGAGATACAAGACCCTGGGATTTGGTAAACCCAAATACAGAATGGGCATCTGAAGATATTTCTAGTAATAGATATTCCATATGTCAGTCTTGTCCAGAATTACTAAGATTAACAAAACAATGTAAAAAATGTGGATGTTTTATGTATGCAAAAACAAAATTACAAGCAGCAACTTGTCCTTTAGGTAAATGGTAATATGGAAAAAATAGAATTAGCACCAGGAATAGTATCTTATAAAAATGTTTTAGATCAGTCTGATTTAAATACATTAACAGATGATATAGAAGAAAGTTTAAAAGCCTTAAACATTGACTGGCAACTTTCAGAAGTTCAGGGTTCACAATATGTCGAGGTAGACACAAATTCTAGAGATACACATATTATAGGAGTTCCGTATTACGATAAAATAGTTGAAGAATTTCATAGTCCATCAGATGCATTCTTTATAAGTTTATCTAATTTATTTTTTTCAGCATTTAATCCAAGAGAAATAGATTATAAAAATATGTATCAATTTGCAACAGACTGGCATGATCAATATGGACTTTTAAAATACGGGGTAGGTCAAAAGTTTACAAACCATATAGATGATCATATAAATCATCATAGAAGAATGTCTACAACATTTTATTTAAATGATAATTATGAGGGTGGCGAAATTTTATTTCCAAGATTTGGAATAGATCACAAACCAGAAAAAAATGAATTATTGGTTTTTCCATCTACATATGTTTATAATCATTCTGTACTTCCAGTAAAAAGTGGAACAAGATATGCTGTTGTGAGTTGGTTAAAATGATTAAAATTAAAGATCCAGAAATAATGTCAAATGTTTTTAATGATATTGATTATTTTACTTTTAAAAAATATTTATTTGAAAAACCAAAATTAGCAAAAGACTATTCTGCTGGATTTGGAAGATATTGTTTTAATGATTCATTAATTAATGAATATTCTGAAAAACTATTGCCAATTGCTAGAAAACATTTTGATAGTGAAACTTTAGTTCCATCATATTCTTTGTTTGCACATTATCAAGGAAATGAAGCATCTTTATATAAACATAGAGATGATAATGCTTGCACATATACAATTGATTATTGTGTATATCAAACAGAACCGTGGGATTTATATGTTGATAATAAAGCATATACACTTAAAGAAAATGAAGCATTAGCATATTTTGGAAACGACCAATTACACTGGAGAGAAAAATTTCCAAACCCAGAATCTGGTCATGTTGCGATGATATTTTTTCATTTTGTTGAACCAGACCATTGGTGGGTACAAAAAGGTCCAGGTTATTTAGAAGTAATTCGTGGAAACATAACGGAGGAACAATGGAATCAAAATCAGCACTAGTACTTGGAGCAGGTGGATTCATCGGAAGCCATCTTGTCAAAAAATTAAAAGAAGAAGGTTTTTGGGTTCGTGGAGTTGATTTAAAATATCCAGAACACTGGAAAACATATGCAGATGATTTTGTTATTGGAGACCTAAGACTTAAAGATGTTGTTGAGGATGTTTTAGATAAAAGATTTGACGAAGTTTACCAATTAGCAGCAGATATGGGTGGTGCAGGATACATAAACTCTGGAGATAACGATGCAGAGGTTATGGGAAATTCAATTTTAATAAATGTAAATGTTTTAAAGCAAGCAGAAAAGGTAGGAATTAAATCAGTATTCTTTTCATCTACCGCTTGTGTATATCCAGAATACAATCAGATGGATCCAGGGTCTATAAATACCAAGGAAGATTCTGTATATCCAGCAGCACCAGATACAGAGTATGGCTGGGAAAAACTTTTTAGTGAAAGACTTTACTTAGCATACAATCGTAATTACGGAATGAAAAATAAAATTGCTCGTTACCATAATGTATACGGACCATATGGAACTTGGGATGGAGGCAAAGAGAAGGCCCCAGCAGCAATTTGTCGCAAGGTAGCAAAAGCAATAGACGAAATAGAAATTTGGGGTAATGGAGAACAACACAGATCATTTTTATATATAGATGAGGCGGTAAAGGCAACTATAGATTTTTATAGAGAAGATAAATATTTTCAGCCAATTAATATAGGATCTGAGAGAAATGTTTCAATCAATGAGTTGGTAGATATAGTTTCTACAATAGCAGATAAAAAATTAACAAAAAGATATGTGGATGGCCCATTAGGAGTACATGCAAGAACATCTCATAATGAACTTATAAAAAATATTTTAGGCTATAGACCAAGCGAAGATTTAGAATACGGATTAAAGCAAACCTATGATTGGATTAAAGGCCAGATAGATAATGTCAGGTAAGATATTTTTTCAATTATACAATCCAACAGGAATGATAAATCAGGTAATGAGTTTAGAACTTGCTGTAGGCCTTGCACATGAAACGAATAAAAATTTAATTGTTCATTATGTTAGTAATAATGGAGATAATCTGTATGACTTTAGACCAGTTCCAATTTATACACCTAGTAGATGGCATAATGCTCAAAGAGAAAGTTTTACAAATCCAGATCAGTTTCCACATTTATTAGACTTGGTTGATTTTAATAAAGATTTAATTTTTATAGATCAAAAGATAGATTTTTTTAAACAACAAGAGTTTTTGGCAGAAGATATTACATCAAACTATTATTATAGTAAAGAAAGTAATATTTCTGATGATGAATTATTATTTGCTGAAAATAGACAAAGGATACCTCTAGATAAAAATGTTCATTTAAAGAGAACTCTTGGTTGGTACTCAAGATTTTTTTATAATAGAAGTTCAGAATTAGATAATACTTTATCTTCTATAAAATTTAAAAATTGTTATGTTTCTTTGGCAAATAAAATTTCTAATTCTTTAGGATCTTTTCAGGGCATGCACCTAAGATTATCTGATCACATAAAGATGTTTGACACCACACAAGACATGTTTGAGTCATGGTTAAATAAATTTGAAGAAAATAATATTCCAATAGTCGTTTCAACATGTGAACCAAATCATAAAATGGTTCAAGATAATAAGCATAGGTTTATTTTGCTAGACGAATATATTGTAAATAACTTTAGAGAAGATTTTATGGCGTTGCCATTTCAGGATGAGGTTGTTTTTGGATTAATCTGTAATCTAATACTACATGACTCAATTAATTTTGTAGGAACTTCTGGAAGCACATATACTGCATATATTCATAGAATAAGAAATCAAAAAGGAATAGAAACTTGGGATTTTTTTGATAATCCAGAAAAGGCAGAAGGAAAGCCTTACTCATGGAATAATTATAAACTTGACTTAGGAAGAAAGATGTGGTGGAGAGAATGGCCAGAATCCAAATTAAATTTATAAAAAGATTTATACTTAAATATAGAATGTGGAAAAAGTATAGAAAAATTAAAAAGTCTAATCTGATATACTAATATTTATGTTTGAAACACTCTATAATTCAGGATTAATTCCAGCAGGTCCAATAAACTCAAAAACAGATTTTATTGCTGCACATGCTGAAGTACCTAGACCAGAATATAATTACACATGGAATAGTGATGGTTTGAGATCTATTGATTTTGCTACAAAGCCAGAAATTATAGCGTTAGGTTGTTCCTTAACATTAGGACAAGGACTTCCAGTTAACCTAAGATGGACAGATCTATTATCTAAAAAAATAAATAAACCTATAGGAAATATTTCATATAGCGGAGCAGCGATCAACAAACTAGTTTCTAGTTTTTTTGGATTAATTAATAAATATGACTATGTTCCAAAAACAGTTATTTGTAATTTTGCTAATTTTGAAAGATTTTATTTTGTTACACCAAGCGGTGAGTCTATGCAAGATTGGTATATAAATTATTCTCCAAAAGTTACAAAAGCATCAGCACCATGGAATTATGAAGAAATACTACCATACGAATGGGTATATTATCAAAATTTAGAGCACATAAAAATGCTTGAAGTCTTTTGTAAAACTAATAATATTAATTTAATTTGGAGCACATGGTCAAATGCTTTATCTGAAAACAATGAATTATTTTTATCAACAGAATTTAAGAATTATGTTAAAGATATTACTAGAGCAGATTTTCCAAAAGATTTTGAGTTTACCATCAATGGCGTTAAAATAGAAAATTTACTGCCTCACTACAAAATGATTAATTGGGAACATCACGGCTGCCATAAAGATTATTATGAAAACTATAAAGATATATTTGATTATGGATATGATTATCACGCAATACCATACGATTATGGAAGAATTAAAGGACCAGGATCTCACAGACCACATCCTGGACTACACAGACAATTACACTGGGCAGACTTTTATTATCAAGAATTAACAAAAAGAAATTGGCTATGACAGAAATAGTTAAAGAATTTAAAACAACAGACGGGCTTGGTGCTATGCTGTGGAAAAAAATTTATGCAATGTCATATGCAAAACATTATGGAAAGTTATTTCAAGACACTCCAATTGAATGGTTTTTAATTCATGAGTCAGACGGTATAGATGGAGAGTCAGATCCTAAATATTTTGAGTTAATGAATAAATTTAACAACCTTCTTTACAATCCATGGAAAAATATAGATTTTGATAATATACCATATAAAGTATTATGTCCAGATATAGGATTAGGAACAGAGCCTCCAGGTTTTGCAAAAAATAATAATGATAAAGAATTTATAAAAGAAGCCACTGCATTTAATAAATTTTCTGATATTGTGCATAATTCTATAGTAATACATATTAGAAGAGGAAATGCAATACCTGAAAATCCAAGATATACGCCAGATCATTTTTATGAAAATGTTTTGAGGCAAATAGAAAGAATTGTTAATAGATGTCAATTAGAAAATCCAGATGTGTTTATTTGTACTGATTCTACAAATAAAAATTTTGTTCCAAAAGGAATAAAGCAAGAGAGAATGTGGCATCAGCCACACTTACATAAAGATTCTTCTGGTTACTATCCACACACTAGTATAGATTTTGATTTACTTAAAAATGTTTTTCCAAATTTAAAAATAAAAAATGACTTAGATACCTACGATTCTTTTATTTTTATGTTAACTGCAAAAGTCCTTGTAGTTGGAAACTCTGCATTTAGTCAGTCTGCAGGTATGCTATCTACAAACCATGTAATCGGTATGCCAGAAAAAAATGGTCTGGACTCCAGGCACAACCATTTTAAAAATAAAATAGGAGGCCTGGATCCAGCAGGCAATTTACTGTGGGAAGCCCCGCATTAAATGCTTAGTCCTTGGAGTAATGCCTTTCCAGGCAATCCAGTTTTCACCGCCATTTGACATGTGAAACGCAACTTGGGCATTTAATACTGGATTAAATAACTCATAGTTTGACTCTAATTTAAACTTATCTCTACGTTCAGGACCAAGGTCGCCAATCATATTTATTTGAAATAAGCCATAAGAACTATCTCCAGTTCTTTTGCTAAGGTTCAGCGCCATTGGTCTACCGCCAGATTCTTTCTTGGCAATAGCCCAAGCCTCCCTTAGTTTTTGACCTTCAAAACCTACTAAACGTAGTAGATTTTTAAGATCTTTGTCAGATAGATTTACAGCATTTTTGTATTTTTCTAACTGATCTTCTTTAGCCTCAGAAACACTTTTGGCCACTTTCGTGGCCTCTATTGTTTCTTCAAGCACGATATTACTATCGTTTAATCGGTTTTCAGAAGCATTAGCGACATTTGAGTAAACCCCAAAAATAGCCAATATGCTGAGTGTGCCAATGATGTTCCTATTATTATTCATAAAGTTAATCATAGTTTCCTCCTTAGAAACGAATAACACCCTTTTGGGGTGCTATATTACTTCCAAGTATAACATATGTTATTTTTGTTTGTCAACTTTATAAAAATGGTATAATAATAGTATCATGGCAACAATAAATAATACAAATGACGGTGTTTTTAATCTCCCATACCCCTTATCAACAGATCCAGTAGATGTTCATGGAGATATTGAATCTTTAGTTGAAAGACTTTTAGTTGTTTTGCCACCATTAGGATTGTCACAATTTCAGATAGCAGTTAGAAATAATACAGCGTCAAGTTTAGTTGCAGGGACCCCAGTAATAGGCACTGGCTCAATTACAGTTAATGGAAATCCAAAAGTTTATGTAGAGATAGCAACCACAGATACAGATTCACCAATACTTGGATTAATTAAAACAGACATCGATGCTGGAGAAGATGGAATAGCGGTAGTTGCTGGTGTTATGGAAAACATTAATTTATCAGACGGTACTTTTGAAAATGGATCTGCCATTTATGTTAGTTCAAGTGGATGGATTACTGGAACGAGACCAGTAACAGGAAATGCAATAGCAGTCGGAGTAGTGGCACACTCTGGAAGTAATGGGGTTATTGTAGTTCAGGCAAAAGGTAATGGAACATGGGGAGCATTAAAAGACGGATTGTCTTAATATGATATAATCAACATATGGCAACTTATCGTGGATCCGCTTCTTCGTATGATATAGGTGAAAAACCACCAACAGTTATTTGGACTGTAGTTCGTGGAGACACATCTGGTTTTAAGGTTTATGTAGTAGATGATGCAGGGGACCCATTAATTATTCCAGATTGGAATATTAATATGAAAATTAAGCGTCCAAACAATACAGCAGATCTTGGAATTATCACAGATGATGCCACGCTAATTATGGATTTATATCCAGCAGCAGATGCAGATGATCTTGTAGGAGAATTTACAGTTTGGTTAACTTCTTCAGAATCTTTTATTTTACAAACTGGAGACATCTTTGATATTCAGTTATCAGATGCTACAAGAGTATGGACAGTTGCTCAGGGTAGCATGAAGATTCTTGAAGATGTAACAGATTAATGGCAAGAGCAACACTATCAAACCTGCAACATAAAACAAAATATATAAAACCAATTGACTACTCTGTAAAACAAATAAACTTAATTGCTCCAACAGTAACAATAAAGCATGACTTACCATTTAGGGTAAGATTCAAATCTATACAAATTGAAGGATACAGCGCTTCTAATCCACCCCCAATTCCGCTACAAGTGATTGGCTTTAGTAACTGGATTCTTTAAAAATATAAAAAAGGAGTTATAATAAGGTCATGGCAAAAATCTCAGTCCCAACACTAAAAACCAAGTTTCAAACTGGTGATCGTCCTTCACAACAGGATTACGAAGATTTAATTGATTCAACCTCAGCCCGTTCCACAGATCTCGGAACAATGGGTAATAATGAAAATACAATTACTGGTATTGAGAATGCCACAGTGATTGATAATTTTGATGCCACAGAGTGGCGAATGGTTAAGTATATTGTTTCCATTGCTAAGACAACAGCAGGAGATAATAAATTTTATGCAACAGAGTTGACCATCTTGGTAGACGGTACAAATGTAAATGTCTCTGAGTATGGCACGATAGACAATGATGGGAATATTGGCACCATTAGCGTCTCTAGGGTAGGAAATACAGTTTCATTAACTGTTACTCCAGACCCTGCAATTAAGCCAGTCACAGTTCGTTATGCACGAATTGGACTTAAGGCATAAATAAGGAGATAAAAAATGGCAACAGTAACAAAAGACTTTAAGGTAAAGAATGGTCTTATTGTTGAAGGCACAACAGGTACCATCGACGGTCAAGATATTCTTACAAAGAAAGTAGACGACCAAAACTATATTATTGGTCTTATTGGTGGAACAGCC